TATCACGCTAATGAGCAGATTAAGTATTTGGAAACCCATCCAGTAGAAGAACAAGACGAATCGTTTGATAGAACTGCTAGTCACATGGCTGGGGAATATGTGTCTTATAAAGCAGAACTAACAGACGAATTAAATAATTTAAAAAAAGAAAATAAATTTTTTAAAGAAATATTGTCAGAAATGGATAAACAAGTTTACAACATAGAATTTTTAAAACAACCTATGAAAATCCTTGAGGATGGGCAAATTGTGCCTGTGTTTAAAGAACTAACAGATGAGGAAATAAACAAAATCTACCTTGAAAAATACGATGGACACATGGGTTTTTTAAGTCCTGATGAAGTTAGAGAATTTGCTAGAGCAATACTAAGAAAGGCACAAGAAAATGATAACTAAAGAAGAAATACACAACATTTATTTGCATCAAAGCGGTGTAGCAGAAGGTCTATCTAGGGCTGGAGCAGATGCCGATTTTCCTGTTCTATTCGCCAATGCTTTACTGGAGTTTTATGAGTTAAGAAAGGCAAGTGAGAAATGACTACATTTACTACCGATGATCGGGAAGAGGCCGATGATTACCTTCGTAAGCAGATTCGTATCCAACAGAACGAGATAGACCGTCTCAATGGTTTGCTCATGCAAGTAACTAAAGAACGAGATGCTTATCACCAGGCGTATCAAAATCTATTGGATAGTAAAAACTTTGATATAGATGGCAGATGTTAATAGAACTTACCAAAGAACAGATTCTGATGGTGGCTCAGGCTGGAATTATTCGTCACTTAGAGTTTCTTGAACGTAAAGCTACTCCTCAATATGGTTTAGATGCCAATACCAAATGGGAGCTTCAGATAGAAGGAGTTTTATCTGAATATGCCCTATCAAAGTATCTTGGGATCCATTGGGAAGGGTCTGGTGTCATTGATGGAGATGATGTTGGCAAAGAAGAAGTTAGAGCTACCAAATACGACAATGGCAATCTAATCATCAGGCCAAGGGACAAGGATAACCAGCGTTACTGGCTTTTAACGGGCGAAAATGGCAAATATAAGGTTCGTGGCTATATGTATGCCAGAGATGCCAAACAGCCTAAATACCTTGATGATAAAGGGAATGGTCGGACTCCTGTATATTTTGTTCCACAAAGTGATCTGGTTAAAGCTAACCCTTGGGACATCTAATGTATCGAAATAAGAAGCTATTGGAGATTGTGCGCCAGTCTCCCTGCCAGCATTGCGGAAGGCAGGATGGAACCGTTGTGGCAGCTCATAGCAACCAGCTACGGGACGGCAAAGGCCGTGGCATTAAAGCTCACGATTATCGAATTGGGGCTTTATGCTTTACCTGTCATTCCGAGCTAGATCAGGGAAAGTCCCTATCTAGGGCAGAACGGGTAGAAATGTGGGAAGAAGCGCATCGAAAAACTATAGCTTGGTTGTTTGAAAATGACCACATAAACACTACATCTTGATTTATTTTAAAATTTTGTGGTATATTTCGTATGTCAGCCCACACTACTGACACGCACATCTACATTCTCCTAGCAGAGACTTGTGCAAAGCAAGCCCTCGGATCCCCACGATCCTAAACACCCAGCCTAAAAAACTGGGTGTTTTTCTTTGTAAAACTATTGCAAATAATTTTTCTCTGATGTAACCTAATTGGGCTAGGAAAATGTAGGTGTGAAATTGACGATTAACTTCGTCAGTATTCACCTCTTCATTTTCCCTGCTACACAATATAGGTCGGACTAACAGCAGCTATATTGGAAGAACCCCTACTGTGGGATAGATTTGTAACAGGGGAATGGGTGGCGAAGAGAGAGCCCATAATCGGACGTCTGTCGGGTGCTGTGGCTCCAAAAAGCATACAGTTGAAGGCATCTAGGATAAGGCTAGGTGCGTTCACCAAAAAGCATCTCGCTACTTAGTTTGACTTCTTAGTATGTAGTTACTACTAAAGATGGCGTTTGATATACTGATTAACCCAAAAGCTAGGAGAAAAAGTGAAAAAGCTAAATGTACTAAACATTCGTATCGATGGTGGCACACAGATACGCAAACAACTTAACCAGGACAAAGTGTCCGAATACGCAGAGCAAATGAAGGATGGTGAGATATTCCCGCCCATCACAGTATTCCACGATGGCACAGACTACTGGCTGGCATCAGGATTTCATCGTTACTTTGCAACCAAACAAATCGGCAATACTTCGATTGACTGCGATGTAAGGCAAGGAACTGTAGAAGATGCCACGCTGTTTGCCCTTGGGGACAATAAGCACGGCTTAAACATGACGGCAGAAGACTATCGTAAATCGGTCTTAATCATGTTACAGCACCCTACTTGGGGTATGTGGACAAATGCCGTGATTGCCAAGCATATAGGCGTTTCTGCGATGACTGTAGGCCGTGTTAAGAAGGCCAATGAAATCGTGGAACCAGAAGAAAAGACCTATGTTAATAAACAAGGCAAAGAATCTACGATTAAGACAAAGAATCTTGGTAAAAAAGTAGAACAAAAGATTGCCAAGCCAGATGTATCTTCAGCTCAATTTGTAGATGATGATGAGCAAAAGCGAGAGCTGGCACATACCATTGAAGAGCTTGCAGAAGAAAATACATTACTTCGTGACAAAATCGCCATTGGTCAATGGAATGCCTCTGAAATTGAAAAGATCGACATTGAAGAAACTGTAACGAATTTGCGTGAACGCTTACGAATTACAGAAATTGAAAATGAATCGTTGCGTGAGAGCAGAGATATGTGGCAAAACCGTTGTGCAGAAGCAATAAAAGCCCTTAATGCAAAGATCAATGCTGAAAAAAGAAAAAAGGAAAAATAATAATGGAAGACTATTCTCTTTATATTATTAAAGCCCAGAGATTGCTATTACAGATCAATGATGCAGCTAATAAAAAAGATTTTGAAGCTGCTTTTGATTTTGCTTTTGCACTAGAACAACTTTCTGGTATGCTTAAGGACTCGCTAGGAAATAAATAGTTTTACCCACACCGCAGGGTTTGCGGAAGCTAAGGAGTGTGTATGGAATTAGCATTACGAGAGCATCAGTCGTGGGTTATTGATGCTTTAAGACAGGGCTTTATAGATGGGCATCGGACACAACTACTCTATGCACCAACAGGATTTGGCAAAACTGAAGTAGCAATCTCATTGATGAAAGCTACTTCAGATAAATACAAGAAGTCAGCCATTATCCTAGATCGCATTGTGTTAGTAGATCAAACCAGCGCACGGCTATCAAAGTATCGAATCAAGCATGGGGTTTATCAGGCTAATCATTGGAAATTTGATCGCACCCAGCGCATCCAAGTATGTTCAGCTCAGACATTAGAAAAACGTCAAGATATCCCTGATATTGATCTATTGATCGTAGATGAGTGCCACATCACCCGCAAACAGATTTCTGATCTGATTAAAAACCACCCCAAACTAAAAGTTATTGGATTGACCGCAACCCCTTTTACCAAGGGTCTTGGAGAGCTTTACAGTAATGTAGTTTGTGGAGCTACTACCGAATCTTTAGTAGATAAAAAATGGTTATGCCCTCTCAAAGTCTATATCTCTAAAGAAATCGACATGAAAGGTGCAAAAAAGATAGCTGGTGAATGGAGTCCAGAAGAAGTAACCAAGAGAGGAATGCAGATCACGGGTGATATTGTTGCCGAATGGGAAAAGAAATGCCTTGAAGTGTTCGGTAGACCACGCAAGACCATTGTGTTTTGTGCTGGTGTAGCGCATGGAGCAGACTTAGTTCAGCAATTTGCAGCCAAAGGTTATAACTTTGTTTCAATTTCTTATAAGGACAATGATGATTTTAAAAGGGAAGCAATTGAGGAATTTGCAAAGCCTGACACAGATATTCATGGGCTTATCGCTACTGATATTCTTACTCGTGGGTTTGATGTCTCTGATGTTATGGTTGGGGTATCAGCTCGCCCATTTAGTAAGTCTCTTAGTTCACATATTCAGCAGATGGGTCGTGTAATGAGACCGCATGAGGGCAAAGAGTTTGCTCTCTGGCTAGATCACTCAGGAAACTTTTTAAGATTCCGTGATGACTGGGATGAGGTTTACATGGATGGCGTTAAAGATCTGGATAACAAAGCAGAGAAAGCCAAGAAAGAACCTACAGAACGAGTCAAAGAGGCAAGCAAGTGTCCACAATGTAAGCATTTATGGCCTTCTAACAGCGATAGTTGCCCAGCCTGTGGCTATGTTCGTAAAAAGAAAATTGTAGAGACTGTTGCTGGTGAGCTTATTGCATTGGGTGATAAACCTAAAGCGGACAAAAATGAGAAACAACATTTCTATTCAGAGCTCTTATACATCGCTGACAGCAAAGCCTACAACCAGCATTGGGCAAGCCATAAGTATCGAGAGAAGTTTGGAGTATGGCCCAAGGGACTAGAAGAAATTAAACGAATCCCGTCACTAACAACGATGGGATGGGTTCGTCATAAAAACATTGCTTGGAGCAAGCGTAAAAATAAGGATGCAAGATGAGATTTGAGGATTTTGCTAGGTCACATGGGTTAATCATGAACGCATTACATTTTGATCGATGGGTTCCAACACCTACAGAAGATCATCCACGCAGTAGCAACGGACGATATAAATTCTTAGGTAATGTTGGCTGGGTGCAAAACTGGGCAACGATGAATAAGCCAGTCACTTGGTTTGCTGATGGTCATAATGCCTCAAGCCCCGAAGTTAAAGAGAGGATCAATGACTCTCACCGCCAACGCCAGGAGTCGGCTGATAAAGCATCTGCCAAAGCTGGCTGGATCATGCACCAGACCCAGCTTGGAACCCATCCATATCTTGAGCGCAAGGGATTTCCTGACGAGCAAGGGAATGTCTGGGAGAAGGATGGCAAACGCATTCTAGTTATACCAATGAGGATCGACAACAGGCTGGTGGGTGTGCAACTCATCGATGACGAGGGGAATAAGAAGTTCTTGCATGGTCAAACGACCAAAGGGGCAAGTTTTTGCATGAATGCAAAAGGCATTCCGATTTTTTGCGAGGGTTACGCTACTGGACTCTCGATTAGAGAAGTCATGAAGTCCAACAACCTCAAGTATTCGATTTATGTTTGCTTTAGTGCAAGTAACATGAAGTTCGTAGCGGGGACAATTAGGGAGGGGGTCATCGTTGCTGACAACGACCCCAACCATGTTGGAGAGAATACTGCCATAGAAACAGGCAAGCCGTATTGGATCTCCCCCACAGTCGGGGAGGATTTCAACGATTACCATAAACGAGTCGGCAATTTCAAAGCGAGTCAGGCATTGAAGCTAAAATTGTTGCAGACGGGGTTAGTGAAAGCATAGTCAAAGAATATCTTGTTTGTGACCAATACTTCTCACCGATAAGCCTCTGAAACTTAGCCTCAATCTGGCGAGCCCTTTCTCTGGTGATACCAAAGGGGGCTCCAGATTCTGCCAGAGTTTTCCCTTTAGCCCGTGAGACAAGGATTTTCCAGTATTTATCCCGAAGCTCACCCCTGAGCCGTGGATAGATAGATTTAAATTCTTTCTTGGTAGGAAAAGCCACCAACAACCAAGGAGTCTGGTCGTTAGTGGTCTGATTGCGAATGGGGACTTGCCCCTTGCCATCTTTAAGATTCATCTTTTTCTTTCTCTACTACAACATCGCCATGCTGGTTAATGTAATGGGCATCGCCCAATTCTTTGGCACGGATCAGCTCCCTGTATTGTGCCTTCTGATTCATTTCCATCCACTTCTGTGCATCTTTATCAGCTTGATTCATGCTTTTTCCTTTCTTAAACCTTTTACATGGTTTACCCATGATTCAATAACATCCCAGTTAATTCCGATTTCGCAATCGTGGTATTTATTCATGAGCCTCAATACTTCTTGAGCCTCTTCATCTGTCAAATCGTGTGCATCATCATCCTCAAATCCGTTGGCACAAGAATGCACATCAGAAATATGCCACCAGCTTGCCATCCAATCAGGATCAAAATGCCTTTTGACTGCCATCTCTGCCTCGGCCTTGGATCCGTGAGACGGAATATTTACTTCAATCATTACTTTAGCCATGATGAGCCCTCACAATTCTAAAATTTTCCCGATCCTCAAGAATGCTGATATCGCCCATGTTGTAAGCCTTGGTCATGTCGTATAGGAATTCATCCAGCTCGACCAATGCCTCCTCAAAGGTGTCAAAGGTCATAGGGATCTCGTTGTTGTCATCGTCATACTCATGCCAAGTGTTCACCCAGCCATCGCAGATTGTGTTCTCTTGCACTTCAAATTTAATATTCTTCTTCATCTTCTTCCTCCTCTACTGGATCAGTATCAATAACAATGTGACCAAACTTGAGCTTGCCAGACCCGTCATCTACGCACAGAGTTTCTTTATCGAATGTCACAACAATTCCATCATGCCTTGGAAGGTCTTCTACAAGCTCTACGGGAACCAGACCCAGCAAGCCAGCATCTACCCCATACTCACGACCATCTGACCCAGCGTAGCAACCATCGCCCCATTTAGTGCCAAAAGCCAAAACTGCAAACTTCTGGAGCCCGTCCTTTACATATCCAATAGGGCTTTCAAAGTAATTGCAAGTCTCTAACAACGGCAACCAGTCTTTATCTGGCACGGCATAGCAAGGATCCCCGATGACATACTGACCAGCAGAAACCAGCACCTCTACTTTTTTAATCTTCACTTTCATTCTCCTTTAGCCATTTTTCTTCGGCACCAATATCCCAGCATTCGTCAATAAATCCTAACTCCAGACAATTCGAGCACTTACCTTCAAAAGACATCCCCTCCTCGTCATATTCCATTTCAAAAGAGACATCAGGATGTTGCTCGCTAAACCATCTTAAAAACTCAATGGGAGGGCTCCAAGCCGTATCAAAATAGATCATGACATCCTCAGGATTGTCATCATCAAAGTCTTCGACCCGTGCATCCCACTTCGTCCCCCAGTTAGCAACTTGCCAGTCATACCAATGCTCATAGCCATACTTCTCCTTGTTCTTGGCATAAAGAGCTTGCATCTCCTTCTCTTTATCAGAGCCCTGACCAAAGAAGCCAGCATCACAATGAAGATCCTCTGGGCATGGCATCAGATCATTGAACGGACGGGCATAAAGATCATCGCTATCTTCGTATTTATATTTAGGACGGAAAGCCTCAGATAAGAGCTTTCCAGATTCGTTTGTTGTATCGACTGTTAGTCGGTTAAAGCACCAATTAGGCATTTTCTTCCTCCACTATTCCACAATGTTTAACGGATTTGATTTCATTTACATCCAAATCATCGGTAATGTAATGATCGAGCTCACGACCACAGTCGTATAGATCGCCACGCATCACGATGTCCTTAGCTTGCTCAATGGTGTAAGCCTCAACTACATACTGCTTATGCACCAGACAGGTCTCGCTGGTCTCGATTAAGTATTTATTCTTCATCGTCTTCCTCCAGTCGGTCACACTCATCACAAACAAAAATAGGGTGATCGTCAATTACCAATTCCCCAGACCGATACCCATTAAAAGCCACCATTTCGGCATCTTCAGCCGTTTCTGCTTCTACTTCAAAGTATTGGTTTATTGTTGCCAAAACATTGTATTTAGGCATCTTTCTGCTCCTCTAAGTAATTGGTCAATTGCGTTGCAAAGTAAGCCTTATCTACTTGTGTAGGCTCTTGGTCAGGATCCAGCCTTACGGGTGCGAGCTGGAAATACTGAGGGAAGTTCTCATACAAAATCATGGCATTCGTGCCGTCAGCATAAAAATACGCTTCAGCCAGCTTTGCTCCAAAATGCCCTTCCCGCCCACCCTTGATAGCTTGGGCAGAATCAAAACCCTGTTGCCACTTCTGTTTTCTGGTAATCATTCAAAAACTCCTTCATCATCGTTATATTCATCTGGATCGTATTCAGCTTCCCATATGGACGGATTTTCTTTATCAATCTCCATCAAAGTATCGCCTTCAGCAACCTCGTCCCCTACTTCTAAAGCATCGAGCTCGGTCTGGCTCATGTTGAAATACATCCGTGGATCGATCCAGCTATCCCAATAAGCCTCAAAGGGAACCCCCTTCTCAACCACCCCTATATCCACGGCATACTCCACCCCATCATGAAAATCTTTGATGACGGAGTGATACACCTTTACTTCATACTTTTTCATAATTACTCCTAGCAGTTAATGATTGCCAAATGACAATCCCAAAACCCTCATAGAGGGCTTTGAGGTATCACTCGAAATCTGACCCGACCACAACCCCGTTCTTGCGTAGCAAAGCGATTGCATGGTCGTTAAGACTCATTACTCCGTCATACTCAGACAGCGATCTTTTGCCGTCCTTGTCAATGTCAAACCAGAGACCGATACACTCAAAACGATCTAGCGAGGGAATATCCCATTCAATAAACCCTGTATTGTCTTTATGGTAGTAGAGCTCAAGGGTAGATTCATGCTCCCCCAAACCTCTCTCACCCCAAGACCCCTCCAGCATCAGAGGGGATTTAACAGTCATGCTATCAATCAATTCAGCCATTTTTTTCTCCTTATTCAACAGCTTCAACAGCGTAAAAACGACTACCATCATCGTGAAATTCGTATTCATTGATGGTGAGCATTTCGCCAATATTTTCAAAACTAAAATAATGCTCTACATCACGGGCAACCGCATGGAGAAAGGCTTCCAGAGCCATATTGAAAGCATGATGAGCATGACCCGTCTTTTTAAATTCATCGTAAAACTCTTGCCACAGATCGCAGTCAATGCAATAGCCCGTAGGCATATGATCCCGATCAAAGTCTTTGAGCTTCATTCCACGGAACGAGCTGGGCTCTATCGTGGTTTTGACATAGCCCCGATACGATTCAGCCCCGATAGAGTAATCGGTGATCTTAGCCCCAAAGTGACCCACAAAAGCCGTAGCCGATGCCATCGCATCATCAAACCAAGGATATTCATCACCTTGGGCAAATTTCGCTACAGCCTTCTCTTTAGAGGACTGGGTGAGCTCCTCGAATGTATAAACTGCAATTTTTTTGATTTTCATTTTCTAAACTCCTCAAATAAACAAAATAAGAGCCTTGACCGCCTGAGCCACGACATACAGACAGCAAGCCACCACGAGCATATCAAGCAGAAATTCCTTAAGGTCTGGTCTCATTAGTAGCCTCCTTCTCTGCGCCAGTAATACTCCTCGTCCGTGGCGTAGTAGCGCACGGGCTCAAAGTCTTCAAGCTGGGCAGTTGTGACCTTCCCAGACCCTTTGCAAGTCTCGCATCTGCGATCATATGCGCCAGCCCCGTAGCGTTCAAAATCCTCATCGTCCCAATCGTCCCGATCAGATGAAGTAATAACCCCGATAGCCAGCGAATGCTTGCCCTCGCCCTCGCAAGTCGGGCAGATATGCCATTGATTCATTTTTAAACCTCCTAGCAGTTGATTAAATTGATTACCTAAAGGCAATCCCTAAACCCTCCAGAGAGGGCTTAGAGGTGACTTTATTTGAGCTGTGACTGAATGTCCTTTCCGAGTTGAATCCAGCTCTCAGGATGCACCAGACCAAGAGGCGGGTAGTCCTCAGGCTTGCTCTTGGCTACCTCGTCCGTGAATCGCTCTAGAGCCGTGAGGATCATGAGGACGGCTAAGGGGTGAGACTTCATTATCTGATTGAGTTTTTTTGATTGCATGATTACAGGCTCCTGAAGTAATAGCCGTCAGCTTCCCAGAAATCGTGACGGAGCTCACAATCCCAGTAGGCTTGAAAATCGAAGTAAGAGCGCACAGTCTGGGGAACCTCGGAGAGGAGCCCCGTCTCGTCTGCATAATCCTCAGCAAAAGCCTTATCGCTGTCGGCTTGCCCCCAATAAGCCTCCTCGATCTTGTCGATGGTGATGTCTGAGGCATAAAAGAAATTCGAACAATAAGCCTCGATGATCTCCATATCTAGGTGAGTGCCGTCCAGCTCCTGAGCAAACTCTGCCCACTCGTCCATGCTGAATGCATCGCAGTTACTGGAGTAGAACGGCTTTAGGATTGCACCCTCATAATCAGCCATGAGAATTTCATCGATTTCAGCCTCTGGGAATTCAACCTCCAGAGCTTCCTTGATATCGTCCCAGCTACGGACGGGCAGAAGATCGACCCAGACCCCTTTAGTCGGGATCCCATCGATATAAAAGAAACCAGCAACCCCACTCTCTGGGGATCTGGCACAAGTTGAATTTAAACGGGCGGTGATTGATTGGTCTAGCATGATTTATTGCTCCTTTTTGAATGAGATAAAAACAAAGTCGGACGGGGCAACAGCAGAGCCTTGCTCGTCCTCGTTGAAATGCAATTTTTTGCCATCGAAATAAATGCTCCAGACCTCCGAGTCCTGACTGCGATCAGGAGAGAAGAAGCACAGAACATCACCAACACGGACAGCCGAAGCCTTGATTCTTTGAATATCTAAACGCATAAGATCCTCACTCGTAACGGGGTTTTACATCTGGGAACGGCTTGGCATAGCCACGGGAAAACAAGAAACGGAATTCACCTTCAGAGAGCACGGAATCAATAGACCTCCGCCCAGAGTTGAGCTCGGTCTCTACATCGTCCAGACTGTTTCGGTAAGCGATAGCCTCCGCCTTGGTCTTGAAGATGCGATTCGCTGGATGGTCTTCGGGCTCGCCATAGTCAAACCACCAGCCACCCTCCTCACGACCACCAAAAGCCCTATCGATTAAAAATAAATGAACAGAAAACATAATGCCCCCCTTAGTAGCCATTAGCCAGAGCCCAGCTATCGATAGTGTCGATAGTGTGCTCGCTTACTGGGAAAACTCGCCCCTCTGAATCCTCCAGAGAGCCGTAAGCTAAAAGCCATTCCAGCGATCCAGATAAATCTTCCCTGTTGATCCAGCAACCAGTCACCCGATCTGGGCTCTGGTCTCCAGCTCCGTCCATGTCCGTGTCGAGTGTGACCTCGTATCCGTGGATTACTTTCTCAATAACCATGCAACCTCCTAGCAGAAAATTAAACAGATGAATACAAATACAACCTACCTACTCTCGTGATTCTAACAAACAAAACGCTTGACAAGCAACAGAAGTAAACAAAAAAGAAAAAGAAATATTGAGCCCTTATGCTGTCAGGGTTTGCGGGCGATCAAGGCCGTAAGCAGCTTATGCACCTCCAATAGATATAAGGGTTCCAAGGCGATGACTGAAAGAAAAAACAAAGCGCAACCCGCAGAGCCTTATAAATCAAGGGGGCATTTTCAAAGTGACCAGGAATAAAACCCGCAAAGCCTTACGAGCTGGGGGAGTTGATCGCGCGATCTTCATCGCTGGACGGGGGAAAGAAAGCGAAGCGGAACAGCCCAAGGGATGACACTCAGAGAGGAGAAGACAGAGAGAGAGGAGAGACCCAGACACTCAGAGACCCTCCGACCCTTGCAGACCTTGCAGAAATGTCCTAAGCTCAGGAGATGCAGATTCTTAAAAAATACTCATGAAACTCACACGAAAGCAGATAGCAGAGGGGCTCCAGTCCGTGCCAATGGCGGAGATCATTCTCGGCACGGGCAACCCTACGAACCAGAAGCTAACAGCCAAGCAGATCAAGTTTGCCGAGGAGATCGCCAAAGGTGAGACCAAGGCGGGAGCGTATCGCAAGGCATACAAGACCAAGGGCAAGCCAGAGACCCAGAGCAAGCGAGGGCAAGAGCTCACCAAGAACGGGGCAGTATCAGCCCAGATAGAGGCATTCAAGGTGGCGATTAAAGCTCAGGAATATCTTCTCCCCGCTCATTTGAGGGCGCTCACAATCCACCAGCTAACAATGAAAGCGCTTGATCCTGATCTAGCCCCTGCACAGCAGATCAGATGTCTGGAGCTCATCGGCAAGATGACCGAGGTCTCTCTCTTTACTGAACGCAGAGAGATCATTCACACTAACGACAGCACCAGCTTGCGGGATCAGTTGCTCTCCTCTCTCCGTCTGGCTATTCGTTCCAGCTCGGCTATCGATGCAACAGCGAAGACCAGAGCAGACCGCCTCCTCTCTGAGCTGGACAGCACGGCTCTGGACGATGACCAACAGCCCGACCAGATAGACCAAGAGCATCCAGACCAGCAGACTGCAAGCATTGAGGACGGGGAAGGGGCATCTAATCCAGTTCTGGTGACCCCACCGACCCCCGACACCCCTTTTTCTACAATTGCTGACTCCGCCCCCTTGCATAGTAATCCACTCAAAGAATCGCACACACTAACAGGTGTTAGTGTGACTAATCCTTTAGAATCAAGCACTTCCGTGTCCATTGGGGTAAACCCGCATTCATTTAAAGATGATAGGGAGGGGGTCAAGAGTTCTGGACAGGCCCCCGTAGAAGCTGATATAGAAACACCCCCCTTATGATTTTTTTACAAAAACGGAGAAAAAATATATGAAAATTTCTGACGAGTACCCAGACCTACTTAAGGCCGATGGCTTTGATGAAGCTGTTATTGGCATAGCCCATAGAATTGGCTTAGAAGTGATCTGTTATGACCTACATAAGGTTATAGAGATTCT